TAAACTCGATTTACCAGCATTATTTCTTCCAAAAATTCCAGTTACTTCATTTATATTATTAAAATTAATTTTATTATTTTCACCATACTTAAAGAAATTTGAAAATTTAATTTCTTCAATATTTCATACAGTATTATAATTAGGTAAATTATATTGACCTTCATTTAATAATTGTTCTTCTATTTCTTTATTTATTGATAATACTTTATCAATTTCTTCATTAGAAATATTTTCATATCTTTGTTTTAAAAAGGATATTAATAATTTATTTTGTACATTAATATCATAAAAATTATTAAATCTTAATTTACTACTTACATTAGTTTTATAATCAACGATTTCATTTAATATTGAAATTTCAATTGGATTACATCTTTTTTTAATTTCATTAATAAATTTATTTTTTGATTTTAATGAAATATCATCTATGAAAATTCTTATTCTTGGATTTTTTACTTTTATATCATCAATATTTAAAATTTTATTTTTTCTAATATAAATAGTATAAAAAGTATTTAAATTTTCTATTGTAATAAAGTCAGCATCTTTATTTTCTAAATTTCATAATAAATATCCTTTTATTGAATCCTCACCAAAATCTTGTGTAATTAAACTTCCAGGATATTGTATAGTTTTATCATTATTAATTAATTGTCTTTTATGAATATCACCAAGAAATGTATAATCATATTGATTAAATGTATTATAATTTATTTTAGAATGAAATTCATGATTATATTTATTTGTTGAAGTATCAACTGTTCCATGTCATAATGCAATATTAGTTTGATTATTATCTTTTATTTCTTTTGGATGATTATTATCTAACAAACTATAATGATAGAAATCTATATTATTATATCTATAAATTCCAGATTTTTCTAATAAAAATACATTTTTTATTTTATTCAATCTATTGATAACTGATAAAATATTTTTTCTTTCTAAATTACTTAAATTAATATCATGATTACCTGGAATTATAATTACATCAGCAATTTTACTAAGATTATTAAATAGGGAATAAACTATTTCTGGTACTTCTGGAGAAATAGTAGTTTTAGAATGAATTATATCTCCTGCTAAAACAATTAAATCCGGTTTTTGAATTTTTAAATCATTATATCATTTTTTAAAAACCCTTTTATATTCTTTATGTCTTGAACTATTTCGTATATGAATATCTGCGGAATGGGCTATTCTTATAACAGATTTATTTTCATTTTTTAATTCTTTAAAATACAATTAAATTATCCTACTTTTTTTCAAATTTGGAACATTTTAATATAATACAAGCATTATGTTGTTTACATGATTTTTTACATTTTATACATAATTTATTTACTTCATTTTCTTTTCATAAATAATCTATAGTATCATATTTTTTCTTTTTTTCTTTCTTTTTCATTTATAATCTCAATTTCAATTTTAATAATTCAGCATTATTAAATATTTTTGAATTTTTACATTTTATAAATATTTCCTTTTGAGATAAATCAGAAGGATCTTCATTATTTTTTAAAAATATTGGTTTTGTTTCAATATCATAAGATTTTAATAATTTTATTAATCTAATGTAATCTTTTATTGCATCACCATCTAACATTAAATAAATATATTGAACTTGATGTTCAACTAATTTTAATAATAATTTATTTGAAATGGTTTTTGTTAATAATGGAATAGCATTATAATCAATAGAAATTGCATCAAAAAATCCTTCAACTAATATAATAGGGATATTCCAAGAAATATATAATTCAAAAGGAATAATATCAGTTCTTGATATTTTAGGATTTTTATATTTTATATATAAATTTTTAGTATATGATCTTCCAGTAAAATAATTTAGATTGCCATTTTTATCATAACTTGGAATAATAATTCTTTGGAAATAAGGACCATTTTCACAATACCCTAAATTATATTTATATATTTTTTCTAAAGGAATTTTTCTTATTTTTGTTAAATAATTTAAAGCATCTTTATATTCAAATGATTTATTTTTCTTTGAAAATGGTCAAAATTCAGAAGGCAATTTTAATTCATCTATTTTATTTTCTGATATTTCAATAGTATTTAAATTTATATCATCTTTTAAAATTTCTGATAATTGTTCAAATTTAGATTTATCAGCATTAATCTTTTTTAATAATGTATAATAGGATCTTCCTTTAAGATTTTGACAAGCAAAACAATTGTAATATGGAGTATCTAAATTAATTATTAATTTTGATTTTCGATGATTTTTTTGAGGACATTTAAAAGCAAAGTTACCATTATTTTGTTGTTTACTTGGACCCAATAAATGTTCAAAAAAATTTAATAAATCTTTATTTATTTGCATAATTAATCATCATAGGCATAATTTTTATAAATAACTTCAACAACTTTATTTTTCAATTTATGTTTTGTTTTTAATACTCTAACAAATTCAGAAATTGAATTAAAATTCTTTATATCATACATTCCATGACAGCCATTATGAAAATCCCAATAATTACCTTCCATTCCGTAACCATTTGAATCATATACTCTTGCCATATTACATAATTTATCAACTTCAACTGTTATTAATATTTTATTTTGCATTTTTTTTTAATCTTTATGTTTTCTTAATTTAGATTTAATCTGAGTAATTATTTCATCTAATTTTTTTATATCAACTTCGTGATCAACTAAAAATCCACTTTTATTTTTTTGAATTTTATTTAAACTATTTTTTGCTAATAAAACTAATTCATTAATTGATAATTCCATAACTTAATTCCTTTTCTAAATGGTTAAATTTTATTTATTGATAATATAATGAATAAAAATGAAAAAAACAAGAGATATTAAAAAAAATATAAAAATATTTATATATGAAATAACTTGTAATTTTAATAAAAATTATTTATATTATAAATGTAAATAATAATTTAAATATAAGGAATTAAAAAATGAAAGAAAAATTGACAGAAACTAAATTAAGAAGTATTATTAAGGAAGAAATTCAAAATCAACAATTGAATGAAGCAAAATTAATTAAGGATTCTATTATGTTTGGAGGAAGTCCTAGTGTATCAACTTTTATTGATATATTTAGTGAAAACAAATTTAAAATTTGGTTAAATGGTGGTAATGCATATGAATTTACACTTAATAAAAATTCATTAAAAAATATGTATTATAGTAAAACATTAAAAAAAGAAACAGAAACTTTAGCAATTAATGTTGCAAAATTTATTGAAAAAGAAGTATCTAAATTAGAAAAAAAATATAAATAACCTTTAAATACTTTTTTGTCCAGCCAAAGATATAATCAAAGAATCTGATATATCAAAAGCAGATTTATCAAGTCTATCTTTAGTTTTCATTTTAGGTAAAGAATTATAAAAATCTTTACCATATTTTTTAATCAAATATAACATAGCATATCTTTTTGAAACTGGTTTTTTAAAATTTCTTTTTCTATCTGATGCTTTACCTATAACCAATTTTCTTGCACTACTTGGATGAAATTTCTGAATTGTATATTTATTCATTTTTCATAATTCATAATGAATTATATTATTAATAGTAATTAATTTAATTTTAACATCAGCACTGGTTCGACCAGAAGCAAAAGATTTTAGACTATCTTCTATGAAGATGTATTCTACATCTTCATATTTATTTAATAAATTTTTTATTTTATTTACTGAAAAATTAGATTTTTCAAATAAATTATTTCCTTCTGGTTCAATTATTCCTATTTTTATAATATCTTTTATATCATTAGAAATAGTATTACTAATTATATTAAATCCTATTTTACTGGTAGAAATATCTAAACCAAGAATATATTTTTTATTAGATTTCATATTTTTTCTTTATTTTTTAATTTTAGAAATAAATATTTTAATTAATTTAGATTATATAATAAATATAAAACTCATTAGATTATAACAAAAAATAATTAAAATTTAGATATAACAATCCTATTAATTAATTTTTCATTTCCCACAAAAGTTGTTTTCCTTTTAACCCTACAACAATGTCAAATCAACCATCAGCCCTACAAAGTTATTTTCTTTGCTTTTCTGATGTATAAAAAATTTGCCTTAAAGAAGTTTAGTATAGCAGTCCACGCAAAGACCTTTTCTTTATCTCAAAAGAAATCATACCTTCTATAAGGATGTACGCCGCCTTGATATTTCGTTATTTCAACTATTGCAGGATACATGCTGGGTAGCCTTTATTCTATATTAAGAATATGCGTTTTATTTATATTTAAAATATTACATTTCATTTTATTAAATTTTATAGTTATATACTTCTTTTAAATAGTTATTTAATTTTGAATCTATTCTTTTTTTTAAGTTTAGTTTCTTTTTGTGCTTTAAAATTTTTATCTATTATATGATTACCATTTTTAGAGAAAATATAAATAATATTATCTTGTGATTTTACTCTTATATCATAAAAGGAAAAATTTCTTAAAATATTTTTTTGTTTATCAGTTAATAGATGTTTAACTTTATATTTAATACAAGTAAAAATATTTGGTTTAAATTTTAGAAATATTTCATCTGCTAATAAAAATTCTAATCTATACATATTAGAAATATGTTTGAATGTATAATTTTGAACATTTTCATTAACAATTAAAAAATTTTCTTTAAGGGAATTTTCTAATGAGGGAGTTTTAAAAATTAATTTTCTTTTTTTAGATTTTTTCTTTTTACTCAAAATAAACTCTTTTTTTAATTACCTTTCATTAATTAAATATATATTAGTTTTTGAAAAACATGATTTTTTTTGAACTTTTTTTAACTGACTAATATAAACTATTAAAAAAATATAAAAAAATATTTATAAATGAAATAATTTATTATAACAATTCATAGGAGAAAATAAAATGAATTATGAAGAATTAATGAGAAATGGTGTTGATAAAATTGGTCAACCAAAAGAAAAAGATTTATTCATTTTTTCTGTATTTTTTGGACCGGGGTCTGATGAAGCATTAGATGCTTTTACAATTAGAACAGCAGGAAAACCAAAATTTGCAAATGAAATGTATGAATTAGATTTTCTTAATAATAAAAGAAAATACAAAGGAAAAACTACTTTTGAAGATATTGATATTACTATGGTAGATCCAATTCAACCAGCAGCATCTAAAAAAGTATGAAATTGGGCATTAAGACATTATGATCCAAAATCTGGTATGTGTGGATATAAATCAACATATGCTGCTAAAGAAGCAAGAATTGATACTTTATCACCAGCAGGAACAGTTGTTGAAAGTTGGGTATTATATAATGTATGAATTAGTAATGGAGATTTTGGTGAATTAGATTATGCAACAAAAGAAATGCAAGAAATCAATTTAACATTATCATATGATTATGCTATTTTAGATAAAGTAACTGTATAAAAAAAAATAAACAGGAGGTCTTATGACTGAAAATAAAAATGTAGAAAATGAAAAAATGTTTTCTACTTTTTTAGTAAATCTTCCATCTGGTGGTAAATTATATAGTCCTGATTCGCCATTAAGAGATGGAGTTATTGAAATGAAATATGGTACCACAAAAGAAGAAGATATATTATTAAATACAAGTTATATAAATAAAGGAATTGTATTTGATAAATTATTAGAATCTTTAATTGTTACAGAAAATATTAATTTAAAAGATTTAGTATTAGGAGATTTAAGTACATTAATTATTGAATCTAAAAAATCAATGTATGGTAATAAATCAACAGTTAATGCAACTTGTCCACAATGTGGGGAAAAAATAACATTTGAAATTGATATTAACAATTTAGAAGTATTTACAGTCCCAGAAGGAACAGAAAATAATTCTTTTGAATTTACAAGCCATTTTGGAAATAAATTTAAATATCATATTTTGACACATGGTGAAAATGAAGATTTAAAAGAAGGTGTAAAAAGAGCACAAAAAGTTTTAAAAAGAACAACTAATGTTTCAATGTCAGATAGATTAATAGCAATAATCGATAGCATTAATGGAAATGAAAGTAAATCTTATATTAGAGATTATATTAAAAATGGTAAAATGTTATCAATTGAAAGCGGCGAATTAAAAGAAGATATTTTAAATCATACACCAGATATTGATTTAACTTGAGAAGTTGAATGTTCAAATTGTTCTTTTAACGATTGGATTAATATTCCATTAGATGTTAACTTTTTTTGAAACCCAGGCGATGACAAAAGAAGACATATTAGACGAAATATTTAGTTTAGTATATCTTTCTAATTTTAATTTTAATGAGGTTTGACAAATGCCTGTAAAGTATAAAAGATATTTAATACAAAAATTACATGAAACTAAAGAAAGAGAAAAAAAAGAAATAGATAATGAGGTAAGTAGAGTTAAAAGTAAGAAGAAATAAAAAATATGCCTAAAAAAGAACGAATATTATTTAATGATGTTTCAGGACAACTTGCAGGTGAATTAAAAAAAGGTCATAGAATCTTTGAAAAATTATTTGGTAAAACAAATGAATTAATTGAAAGAATTAAAAAAAGTTTTAAAGAATCAAAAGATAAAAATGATACATCTACCGAAATCAGTGATACTTTAAGAAGTTCATTAGAAAAAATACCATTAATTGGTAAATGAATTGCTGAGGGAGATTTTGATAGAGAAAGTTTACTGTTTGTTAAACCAGTACAAGATGCATTAGATAATATTTCATATAAAGCAAAAGATGTTTTTACTAATATGTCAAAACATGGAAAAACTGCTATAATAGCAATTGCCGCAGTTATTACTGTAGCCGCTACCATATTTAAACAATGGGATGAATCTATTCATAATTTTTTAATAGGATTAGGTGGTGCAAGATTTGAATTAGATAGATTAGTAAAATCATCAAGACAAGTTTATTTAAATACTGCAAGATATGGTGCTACTATGGATAATATCTTTGCAATGACAACTGGATTAGTTACTAATATAGGATTAATAGATAAAGTAAATGAAGATTTAATTCATAGTTCTATGTTAATATCAAAAAGATATGGAATGTCTGAAGATAGTACGGCAAGATTAATTACATTACAAAAACAATCTTTGGGTTATACTGATAATCAAGTTAAATCATTTGCATTAATGGCAAATCAAATGTATAAGATTGCTAATGTTCTTCCAAGCGAAATAATGAAAGATATTGCTGAAAATTCTGAAAGTATTGCAACTTATACAGATGGTTCTGCTAAAAGTATTATAGTATCTGCTTCTTATGCAAAAGCATTAGGAGCATCATTTTCAGATATAACTTCATTTGCTGAAAAATTATTAGATATTGAAACATCTATTGAAGCATCAATTAATGCACAATATTATTTTGGTTCCAGATTAAATATGGGAAGAGCAAGACAATTAGCAATCGAAGGAGATATTTCTGGGGCTCATAGAACAGTAATGAAACAAATATCTGAAATGGTTAATTTAAATAAAATGAATATTTGACAAAGAAAAGAATTAGCAAATATTTTAGGTGTATCTGTAGATAAAGCCATGCAGATGGTTAGACAATTTGAAGCAACAAAAAATATTTCAGATGATTTATTAAAAAATATGGATGAAATGAATTTTGAAACCGCTATGAAAGTAGGGGCTGTTCAAAGTGAATTACATAATTTATGAAATACTTTAAAATATTCTTTTGCTCCATTTATACAACCATTATTAGAATTAATAGGAGAAGGATTAAAAGGAATAAATTGATTAATTAGTCAATTAGGAACAGCAACCCATTGATTAGCAAAAGAAAATGAAGAATTAGGAAATAAAGCAGATGTTGCTATAAATAAATGATGAAGAGCATTAATAGGTGTATTAGGAATCATTGTTGGTGGAAAAGGATTGATTTGAGCATTTAAAAAATTAACAAAAGGAGTTTTTGGATTTGCTGGTGGATTAATGAAAATACCCGCTAAAGGAGTTGGAAAAGTAACAAGTTTTACCAGTAGTTTAAATCCAACTAAAATGATTGCTGCTGGATTTGCAATGATAGAATTAGCAGGAGCCACTTGAATATTAGCAAAAGCAATGCAAGAATTTAGTGAAGGAGTTTCTTGAAAAGGAGTAGCAACTGGATTAGGAACATTGTTAGCAGTATCTGGAGTATTAGTTGGTCTTAGTGTTTTATTAACTGGATTTGCTCCTACTGCAATTGTTGCCGCATTAGCATTAGGAATTTTAGGTGTTGGAATGATGGCAGTTGCTAAATCATTCCAAATGTTTGCTAAAGCGGGACAAATGATTATACCAGTATTAGAAACTATTGGAAATTTAAGCGGAACTCAATTAATAGGAGTTGCTTTAGGATTGAGCGCAGTTAGTGCCGCTTTATTAGGATTTATGGGAGTGGCAACAGTATTTGCTGTAAGTACATTAATAACAGGAGGGGTATTTGGTAAATTAGCAAATGATATTTCTTTATTAATTACTCCATTAACTCAAGTAGCAGATGAAGCACATAGAGCAAAAATGGAATTATTAAGTCTTGCTGGTGCTAATGGAACTAAAGCAGTTATTCAAACAGTTTCTTCAAATGGAATAAATATGGGAACAACAACAAATAAAAACGTTCCAGTTATTATAAAACCTGCAAATGTTATTTTAGATCATAAAAAAGTTGGTGAAATAACATTTAAAGTAATGAGAGGGGATTAAAAAAATGCCCAATGCTGAAAATACAACATATTTATCAGAAAATGTTAAAAGAATAAAACAAACTGATGAACAATTAAAAAATATAATTTTTGAACAGCCATCTTTTGAACAACCATCTGATAAAAATAGTAAAGCAGAAGATAATTTAAAATATACTAATAATTATTTAAAAAATAATAATATATTTTCTGAAGACTATTCAATTGAATCTATAAAAGGGAATGTATTAAATTTTTTAATAAATGGTGTTCCTATTTTAATATGAGAAAAAAAATATTTATTTGGAAGAGCATTAGAACAAAGTTTTATCGAAGCAAGAAAATCTTTAGTAAATAATATTATTGAAAAAAGTTTACAAATTGAAAGTATAAAAATGGGGGCAGATTTATTTAATAAAATTAAAGAAGGTATATCTCCAGTTAAACAATTCAATCCAGAAAATGTTGAAATATATGATGATTCTGTAAAAGATTTTGACGCTATAAATCCTAATAGAGTAGAAAATCCAAATCTTGAAACAATTAGTCAAAATTCTCAAATAAGATATACTCCTGAAAATATAATTGGTACTCATTTTAAAAATGATTTAAGAAATTCAATTACTAATTTAGAAAATTTACAGGATTATCATAAAGAAAATTCTTATTTTCCTTTTTATTTTAAATCTATTAATAATAATGAAACTTGTTATTTTAATGCTTTCTTTGATAATATTTCAGAAAATATATCTGCTAATTGAAATAAATCAGATTTTTTTGGAAGAACTCAAGGAATATCTAAATATATTAGTTCTGAATGAACAATTAGTATTGCTTTTAATATAGCACCAGAATGACAATCAGATATAGATTATATATATAAAAAATTAAATTGATTAAAACAACAAAATTATCCAAAATATAATAAGTATGGTTCATATCAAGAAGTACCATTAATTCAATTTACAATAGGAAATTTATTCTCAGATTTAAGTGGATATATTACAGGATTATCAATTGATTATGATATGAGTGGAGATTGAGAAATTAGAAAAGGAAGACAATTACCTAAAAAAATTATGGTAAATATGGATTTTAATATTATAAAAGAAGAAATGCCTTCATCTGAAATGGAATTTTATAATAATATAGAATATGATGAAGAATTAATATATTATAGGAGTTAGAAAATATTATGATAAAATTTACAGATATAATAAAAGAAATGCCTCATGTAAATTATGATTCTACATCTGAAAAAGGTTTTAAAAATAAATTAATTGATTTTCAATTTGAAAAAATGTCAGTAAGTCAAAAAGAAAAACAAGAATTATTAAAACAATTTTTAGAAAAAGGTATAATTGCTAAATATAAAAACAAAATTATAAAATTTACAATTGATGGTGCTCATTTTATAAATAAAAAAGAAATAAATGATTATATAATGTTACCAAAAAATTGAGCAAACTATATAGAAATTTATGATAATTAAGGATAAAAAAGATTGAGTAATTCAAGAATAAAAAATAATGAAATATATAAAGATGATTTAGGAACAAGATATCAAGGAATTCCAAAAGAAATATTTATACCTAAATCAAATAAAGATAATTGAATTATTTGAAGAGAAAATTATAATGTAACTTTATTAGCAAATAAATATTATGGTAGTCCTGAATATTACTGAATTATATTAGAAGCAAATAATGTTTCATTGCAATCAGATTTAAAAGAAGGACAACAAGTAAGAATACCAGATAATATAGGAAATATATTAAATAAATTGTAAAAATATATTGTTTTTTTAATAAAAAATTCATTATATTTTATATATGAAAAAAGAAGAAAATTAAAATGAAATTAACAGAAACTAAATTAAGAGAGATTATAAAAGAAGAGATTCAAAAGTTAAACGAAAGTAAAATAACTAAAATTTTAAATTCTGGGGGATTTATTTCAAAAAATCAAAATAAACATGAATATGATTATGAAATATCTTTAGATGGAATTATAGCGGTACACAAAGGCGTAGCCGATGATATAGTAAATACTTTAAAAAAAGCAAATATAAAAGCAAAAAGAAACAATAATAAAGTAATAATTGATGATAAATTTCTTAAATAAATAAATTATGCCTCAACAATCAGCATATAATACATGATGTAATGGTAGTTTAAACCAAGAAGTTATAGATTTTTGAAAAGAATTAAAATCTATGAGTACTATTGAACTATCTCAATTAACTCCTTTTTTAAGATTATCTTCAGTAGAATATATATTTGGTGAAAACGGTGAAATAAAAAATATCATACCTTATAAAGAATTTGATTTCTTAAAATCAGAACTTCAATCTGAATCAAAAAAAGGATTTTATGGATTAGAATCCTTTGATTTAGAAGTAACAGGAATGGCAAATTCATTATATAAAGGAACTATTTTACTAAAATTATATGATATAAATTTAATTAATGATTCAAAATTTAAAAAAATAATTTCATTAGGTTCAAATTTAAAAATAGATTTTGGATGGAATAAATGAGATTGAGGTGAAGATGATAAAATTTCTAATATAAATTCATATTTATTTCATGGCGGTCATGGTCATACTTTATTTTCAGTTGTTTCTGGAAGAGAAATTACAATTAATGATGAAAATATATTAGAAATTACACTTAATTTTACTTCTTCAACATACAATTTAATGAATAATAAAAAGTTACAAAATTTAATTGAAATTGAATGAGATAAAGTTCCTAATATTCAAGATATTAATACTGTTTCTCAAGGAAGTTTTCAATGATTTAGAAATATTTGAGGTAAAACTTTTAGTAAAAAAGCAATTTTATTAAAAGATTTAATACAATATTTAACTGAAAAAATAAAAGAAAATAAAGATTTTAATACAATTATAAATGAATTTGATTTTTCAGTTGAATTAGAAATAGATAATATTCAAAATTTAAAAAGCATTGATAAAAATATTTTATTAAAAGATGGTGGAAATTCTGTTGGAGATTTTTTTATTACGATAAAAAAAGTAGATGAATTATATGCTGAATCTACTACTTATAAAAAATTTATAAATAATATATTAAAAATAATAAATAAAGCATATGAAACAGAATTAAATTTAAATTTTATTCAAACTCCTCAAGGTAATGTTTCAGTTATAAAAGATAAGGCTGAAGATTCAACTAATGTATGAAATAATAAAGAAAAATATTTAACTTTAGATTTTGGAAAGAAAAATAATTTATGTAGTTCAATATCGTTTTCATCTGATTTAGATGATGCAAGAAAGAATATTGAAATATATACAAATGTTGCTCAAATAAAAGGAGCCACTCCAAATCAATTAAAATCTTTTGCTATAACATGATTATATGATAAAGAAACTTGAAATAATTTTGATGAAAATGAAAAAAATACAATAATACAAAATTTAAATAAAGATACACCAGATGAATTATTAAAAGTATTATTAGAAGAAACGGATTTAAAACAATTAGCAGAAGATGAAAAAAATGATGCTATTAAAGAAATAAAAAGTATTGTTATTAATAAAGAAATAAGAAATAATACTATAAGATATATGCCATATAAAATATCAGCAACTTTATTTGGTATATCTGATATTTGAACAGGAACAAATATTTATTTAGATGAAAATTTTATTAATCCATTACATCAAAATACTATTTGACAAATAACTGATATTAAACATTCTTTATCTGGTGGAGATTGACAAGTATCAATTGAGGCTGGTTTAATATTTGATAAAAAAATGGATGAATTAACTAAAAAAATTGAAAAAGAACTTGGTTTTAAATAGTTTAAAATATATTTAATATAAATAGAAAAAATATCTTGTTTTTTATAAAAAAATTCATTATATTTATAGGAATAAAATTAAAGGTTGTAAGTGTTATATCAAGAAAAATTAAATATAGAGTTGGAAGAAATTAGTAATTATATGCAAAAAGAAAATAATTTAGTGTTATCAGAAGTTTCAGGAAATATAGCGGTATATTTACCATTATCTAAACAATTTATTATTTCTAATGAAATATTTGATAATTTAAATTCTTGATTTTTAGAACAAAAAAATATAATTGTATCCAATTTAAAATCCCTCAATAAAAAAATTCCAATTATTAAAATCATTAAAAAGTATAATCTTTGAAAAAATATTATAGATATTGATGGTTTATACTATTCAAAATATGGTAAAGCAATTAATAATAATATATTAAAAGAATATAATAATAATTGAGAAAAATATTTAAATATTTATAAAAATTTTAAAAAATCCCGATATACAAATACAACTATTCCATTACCAATATTATATGATTTAGAATTTCAAAAATCTATATGTAATTGATATATTTTTAATAAATATAAAAGTTGATTATCATCTAATGAATATAATGCTTATTTATTAAGAACTATCGCATTTAATACTATTGAAAATAATGGTATTTATTTAGAAGATAAAATTGTTTATCCAAAATATTTCATTGATCATTCATATACAGGTAGAGTCTCTTGTTCTTATAAAAAAATAAATTTTATGGCATTAGATAAAAAATCAATAATTAATGAACAAATAACTTCAAGATTTAAAGATGAAGGAATTTTATATAATTTTGATTTTGATTCTTTTCATCCAAGAATTATATTTAATCTTTTAAATAATCCTATTCCTTATGATCAAAATGGACATAAATATTTATCTGAAAAATATTTTAATATTGAAAAAGAAACATATAATGAAATAAAACAAAAAATATTTAAAATGTTATATGGTGGTAATATTAAAAATAATGAATTAAGTGAAATTATTGAAAATTTTAAATCAAAAATAGATTTACTAAAAACTAATTTAGGTAGATGAATTCAAGATATTGAAGAAAGATTAAAATTAAATTATTTTATTCAAAAATATGAAGTAGATTTAATGACTGAATCTATTTTAAAAATTAATAAATTATTAGAAAACTATAATTCAAAATTAATATTATATCAATATGATAGTCTAATTTTTGATATTCATAAAAAAGAAGAAAAAGATATAATAGACAAAATAAAAGATATAATGGAAAATATAAATAATATGAAATTTAAAGTAAAAATTAAAACAGGAAAAACATTAAAAGAAATAAGATAGGAGAATTGTTATGAATGATAAAAAAGATTATCTTCAAAAATTCATAGAAGAATTTTTAGTACCAAAAATTGGATGAAAACCATTTCAAAATATTAAAGATATTAGAAATAGAAGAAAGATTTCTAATGCAATTATTGAAAGTTTTGAAAACGATAAATTAAAAATAAATTTATCAGAAGAAATAAGTAATGAATTAAAAGAAAAATTATTAGAAAAATTTAAAATAGAAAGGGATGAAAATGTTGAATAAAAAGTTATTATTATGCACATTTTCAAAAAGTCATTTAGTAGATAAAAAAATTGAAATGATTAAAGAAAAATTCGATTTAAAATCAGATTTATTTGTATTTAATTTAATTGGTAGTGATGAAGAATGTATTATTACTTATAATATTGACTCAAATTTTAATTATAAAGAAAAGATACATAATACTATTAATTTACATAGAAAGAAAGAATCAAATACATTATATACAATTAATGCACTAAATGAATTAATTAAAAAAGAAAATAATGGAGTATTAGATACAACATTAGAAATCAATTGAAAAAATTATCAAAATTGTTTAATAATTTATAATGAAGAACATTTAAAAATTATGAAAACAAAGTTAATAAAAAGAATATAAAAAATAGGAGAACAAAAATGGACATTAATGTAATTAAAAAAAGAAGAGAAGAATTAAATGAAAAAGGTGGTGGAAATAATGTATTATTTAAACCAGATCTTGGTAAACAAACGATAAGAGTTGTTCCATATAAGCATAATGAAGAAAATCCATTTACTGAAGTACATTGGCATTATAATATTAATAAAAAACATTTTCTTTGTTTAAAAAGAAATTTTGGAGAAGATTGTCCAGTATGTAATTTAGGATTTGAAATGTGGCAAAGTGAAGATAAACAAGATAAAGAATTAGCCAAAAAATTATTTGCAAATATAAGATTTTATTTACCTATAATTGTAAGAGGAAAAGAATCTGAAGGTGTAAAATTTTGGGCATTTGGATCTAATATTTATGATAGTTTAACAATGCAATTAGATGAAGTTGGTGATTTTACTAATGTTGAAAATGGTAGAGATATTAATATTACAAAAAAATCTCCACAAGAAGCAGGTAATTTATTTGGAAAAACTATAGTAAGTTATAGTTTTACAAGTTCACCAATGTTGCCAGATGAAATTAATTCAGAAGAATTAATGAATAAAATTTTAAATGAACAACCAGAAGTTTTTGAAATGTTAGAAAATAGTCATTATGATGAAGAAAAAATTAATGGTATTTTAAAAGATTGGTTTGAATCTTCTGAAAATGAAGAAAGTGAAGAAAGTAATAATAATTCATCAGATAAAAATGAAGAACATCAAACAACTTCAAAGTCCGAAGTGATGTCAAAATTTGATGAGTTATTAAATTCAAAAACAGATGAAAAATAAAAAGGATTAAAATAATATTATGAAAAATGATGATTTAATTAATTCTATTTATAAAAAACTAAAAAAGGATTTTGGAGATAGACAACCTATTTATAGGTTGTCTGATCCATTATCTCCAACTAATGTAAATGAATTTATTCAAACTGGATGTGCTCCTTTGGATATTGCATTAGCAAATCGTGTAAATGGTGGTTTTGCCGTAGGTAGGATATCAATTATCCGTGGGGATCCGTCATGTGTTACAGAAGACACTAAAGTTCAAGTAATTTTTGATAATAAAATAGAATCAAAAATAATTGAAATAAAAGAAATAAAAAATCTTTTAAAACGAGGAAAAAAAGTAAAAATAAAAACAAAATTTGGTAAATATGAAGAAGTAACTAATTATATAGAAAAAGGTATATATGATACATATAAAATTACTTTAGAAAATAATTATTCTAATATTAATGTTACAAATAAGCATTTATTTTATACAAATGAAGGATGATTAATGCTTGAATATATTAATTTAGAAAATAATACTTTACTTTGTGAAGATGGAAAATATAGAAAAATTATTAAAAAAGAATATATTGGTAAACATAAAATAGTGGATATAACGGTTGAAAAAGAACATTGTTATTATGGTAATAAAATTTTAAATCATAATTCAGGTAAAAGTCTCTTACTTGCAACTACATTAGCACAAGCACAAAAAAAAGGATATATGGTTGCTTATTTTGATAATGAATATGCTGTTGAAGAAACATTTTATCAAGCAATTGGATTAGATACTTCCCAATTAATTTATGGAAATATTGAATATGTTGAAGATGCATTACAAGCAATTGAAGATATGATATTAGAAATTAGAAAAAGCGGAAATACTACTCCTTTAGTTATTGGTGTAGATTCTATTGCTGGATTAAAAACACATATTGATGCAGAAGCAGATTATGAAAAAGGTGGATTTAATACATCTAAAGCAATTATTTTTTCTCAAAAATTACCTAAAATTTTACCTTTATTAGCAAAACATAAGGTTTCATTAATATTTACACAACAATTTAGATCAAATGTTGGAGTTACTTTTGGACCTACAAAGGTATCAGCATCTGGTGGAAAAGCAATTGAATTTTATGCAAGTCAAATATTAGATTTAGCATCTATTGGAAGTATTAAAGCAGATAATTTAATTGTTGGAAGAAAAACAAGAGGTAAAGTTCATAAAAATAGATTAGGACCTCCTTTTAGAGAAGCAGAATTTGAAATTTATTTTGATAAAGGAATCGATGATTTTAAAAGTTGTATGGATATTTTATCTCATTATAAAGTTATTAAAGGAAAATCTTGAAAACATTTTTCTGAAAAATTAGATATTCCAGAAATTGATGATAGATTTTTTGATGAAAAAGAACCAACAAAATTTCAAACTGCTCAATGAAGAGAATGATTATCTAATCCAATTATATATGAAAAAATAGTTGAAAAAATAACAGAATTAAATGTTATGAAATATGCTAATCATATGGAAGATGAAAGTACTGAATTAGTTTATGATGATCCAGATGAAAAAGTAAAACAAACTTTTTCTAATAATGAAGAATAATATAAAAAATAATATGGTAAATTAATTTTTATCATATTATTTATTTTTAGGATATAATATGGATAAAAATATAAAGAAAAAATGAGGTAAATTTTTAGTTAATTCTATTAATAATAAAAAAGTAAAATCAATAAAAAATACTGTTTTATTAGTTGATGGATTAAATTTATTTTTAAGAGCATTTTCAGTAGTACCCACAACAAATGAAATGGGAATACATAATGGTGGAATTTTTGGTTCTTTAAATAGTTTAAGATTTGCTATAAAAATGTTACAACCAAGTAGATGTATTGTAGTATTTGATGGTAAAGGTGGTTCACAAAGAAGAAGAAAATTGTACTCGGAATATAAAAATAATAGACGTGGAATGAAAAATGTTAATAGAACATTTAAATGAAATTCTGAAGAACAAGAAGAACAATCATGTTTTGATCAATTAAATAGATTTTTAGATTATTTAGAATTATTACCAGTTACTACTATTACTGTAGATAATATTGAAGCAGATGATACTATTGCTTATGCTTGTACAAATATATTTGATAAAGAAACTGATTGTATAATTATGTCTTCTGATAAAGATTTTTTACAATTAGTTAATGATAATGTAAAAGTATGATCTCCTACAAAAAAGAAATTATATACAAAAGAAAAAATAAAAGAGGAATATGGAATCTATCCTTCAAACATTATTTTTTGAAGAGCATTAGATGGAGATAAATCTGATAATATTCCTGGAATTGATGGAATTGGAAGAAAAACTGTTTTAAAATTGTTTAATGAAATTATAGAAGAAGATAAAAAAATTAAATTTAATGAATTTTTAGATTATATAGATTATCTATATGAAAATAATAATACATCAAAAAAAATAATAAATTTATATGAAAATAAAGATATTATAGATAGAAATTATAAATTAATGCAATTATATGATGTAGATATTTCTGGTACATCTAAATCTATAATTATGGATGTAATAAATAATAAAAAGATATCACCATTAAATCAAACAAAATTAAGAATGTTATTTTTGAAAGATAAATTATATAGTCAAATTAAAAATTTTTCCTCTTGATATTCTACTTTCTTTTCATTAAATTTAGAAGCAATAAAATTTAATAAATCGTTAATAAAATAAATTTGGAGAAATTTAATGGAACAAGTTCCTATTAAACATGAATCTTTAAAAGATTTTGGAACAACTTTTCAATATCAATTATCATATATATTAATGACAGATAAAAAATATTTTGAACAAATATTTGATATTTTTGATTATTCGGCATTTGATTCAAGTGCAATAAAATGATTAATGAAATGTACAAAAAATCATTATACTGAATATAAAGAATTACCAGATTTTGATAATTATAAAATTTATTTACAAAAAGAAGATTTTGATAAAGCAAAAAATACAAATATTGTTTATGCATTACAAAAAATATTAAATCAAAAAAATAAAAATAATACAAAACTTATAAAAGATACGGCTTTAGATTTTTTTAAAAATCAAAATTTATCAAAAGTAATGTTTGAAGCAGTAGATTTAATAAAACAAAAAAAATATGATCAAATTAGAGAAAAATTAAATCATGCTTTAAATGCAGGACATGATACTGATTTTGGATTAAATTATGTAGAAGATGTTGAAAAAAGATATAATGAAGATAGAAGAAATTTAATTTCATATGGATATTCAGTATTAGATGAATATACTGGTGGAGGAATTGGACCTGGAGAATTAGCAGTAATAGTTGCTAATTCAGGAATAGGAAAATCATTTCTATTATCACATATTACTACAAGAATGTTAATTAATGGTATAAAAGTAGTTTATTATAATTTAGAAGATAATGCAAGTTATATTGGAAGAAGAATTGATAGCATTTTAATGAAAGATACAAACGAAAATATAAAATATAAATTAGATGAATTAAAGAAAATAATTGATAAGAAAATAAAAGCCAATCTAATTGTTAAAGATTTTCCATCACATGTAAGTAATATAAATCATTTTATGAGACATTTTAATCATTTACATTTAATTGATTTTAAACCAGATATTGTAATTATTGATTATGGAGATATTATTGATAATGTAAAACAAAAAAATTCAGATTGATTAGATCAAATTCAAAAATATGAAGAATTAAAATCTATGGCTCAACAATTGAATATTCCTGTTATTACAGCCAGTCAAGCAGGAAAACAAGCCTTAGAAAAGGAAGTAGTAGAAGCACAAGATTTACAAAGAGCCTATGGAAAAGTTGCTCCTTGTGGTTTTATTTTAGGTATATCACGAAAAATTAGTGATAAATTAAATCATACTGGTAGATTACATATTGCAAAAAATAGATATGGTCCTGATGGTATTACAATTCCAGCACAAATAGATCATGGAAAAGGTGTATTTGAATTATATAAACCAGATTCAAAAAGAGGGATTGATTTAATGCAACAAATGGATTTAAATGGGGATGATTTAACAGCAGGAATAGACAGATTGAAATCTAAATTTCAAAATTTAAATATATAAAAAAAACAAGAAAGGAATTTATTATGAATGAATTCAAGAAATATGTAAAATTTGGTATTACTGAAATGAAAGAATGAGATTCAAATGAAGATATGTCAAATGTTTCAGTTTCAAAAGAAGATATTGATAATGGTAGTCCAAAAATTGGAGATATGATTGCAAGAAATTCTAATAATTATAAAGATCAGTGATTAATTAATAAAGATTATTTTGATAAAAATTATGTATTATATGAAGAGAAATAAATGAAAGTTATAAAACCTTATTTTGAAATTATTGAAGGATTAGAAAATCCTATTCAAATAATGAAAAAAATAGAAAAAGTGGGAAGAACTGCTTATCAATCATTTGAATATATTTCTGA